AACAAACGGGGGCAGGCACTAATTATGCCTTATTGTCAGTAGCTACAAACAGAGTAGTGAAAGGCGAAAAAGAAACCGAGTGGCACAAGTGTGTCGTTTGGGACGATAAAATTGCTGACATCTTAGCTAAATATACTAAGAAAGGAAGCAGAGTTTTATTGGAGGGTAGACTTACATACAGAAAATGGCAAACCGAATCGGGCGAGGAGAGAATAAAAGCCGAGATTCACTTAGACAGATTCAACTCAGAAATGAAGTTGATGGATTCTAAGTCTGATGGTGTGCCAATATCTGCACCTACAACAGAGCAGCCAAAGTCAATGGCTGATGTAGGTGAAATCATTGATGACGACATTCCATTATAATGTTTAAAGTATGGATCGTAACCTTGTGGATTGCATATGACGGACAACTGTATGTTAAGTATGCTCTGCCATTGCAACACAAGTGCGATATATTTACTTGGTGGAGTGTAAAGGAACAGTACCTACACACTCCACTAGACATTGTTGCAATGAAATGTACTAGAGTTAAAGACTTTAGAATAGATAAAAGGATATTTAATTATGACAAGAAATGAAGCACGAGTTTTAAAGTTTGTTAAAGACTTTTTAATGATGTATGGATTTAGTCCTTCATACAAAGAGATTGCAGAACAATTAACTTTTGCATCTCCTTCACAAGCACATAAAATTTGTATGCAATTAGTGAAGAAAAATAAATTAACCAAAGGTGTAGGTGCAAGAAACCTAGAAGTATTAGGTGCAGATTGGTATGCACAAGCACCATCAGATGTGGAGCCAAAAAATGAAAACTAAAAAGAAATATAATTTTGCAGTTGAATGTTTTTATGATTACGAAATAGAAGCGAACACAGAAAAAGAAGCAAGACAAATACTACAAGACAAAGGTGGATTTGAAATACAAGGGAAGATGAGGTATGTAGATTCTGCATTTAAAGAAGCACGACTAACAGAGGTGAATGATGGGTAAATTTAGTAAAAGCAAAGGGTACAGAGTAGAAGCAAAACTTGTTAAAGAGTTCGTTAAACATGGAATAAAAGCAAGACGACAACCAATGAGCGGAGCGATACCAGATTTTCCCTACGACATAGAGATAAGACAAGAACCTTGGCACAAACTAAGCGTGGAAGTGAAAGCACGGAAAGACGGAGCAGGATTTAAAACACTAGAAAGATGGAAAGCAGGTGCTGACTTGCTGTGCCTACACAGAGATCACGGCACAACAATGGTATGTTTAGACTTGCCTTTATTTATAGATATATTAAAGGAGAGTAAAAATGATTGACGGCCTAATAATAAAAGAGAAATGGGAAGATTATGAATACCATTTTAGAAAGAAATGGAAAAAGATGTCAAAAAAACAAAAGAGAGAATATGTAAACAAATTTATTCCAGAATTACCTAATGAAAAATATGCAAAAGAATTACGAAAAATTATAACTGAAGAAATGATTAGAGATTATGATGCACAAAATAAATGATGAAGGTGAAATAGTAGACAAAGATGGAGTGCCAATCAAAGATCACCGAGGACAAGTTATAGTTGTCCCACTAGAATATCGGTATCACTACCAACATTATTTAGAAGATGATTAGCTTATAGGTAGAATAAAAGTAGAATTAGTCCTACAACGCCTATAGCTGAGTACAGAGGGTACTTTGTAATTTGAAGTATAATCTTACCCCAAACCTTACTGCACACCCTTCTAGCCTTCTCTATGCCTGACATTTTTGCCTCCAAGTAATCAATTATGGTTTTTTGTTTTTGTTTTGCCATTGTTGTCCAATTTTTTCTGCACTACGCCCGACAGTATAACCACCAACACCAATCATTATAATATCTAGTAGTGAATTTTGCACAGACTCAGGAATGTTTGGTGCTGTAAATCCAAACCAATGTGCAACCATTAATGCGGCAAAGAGTAACATCATTATTGGACGCCAACTTCTTTGCAACCA